CTGAAAATATGAATATATATTATACTACAATTTGAAGTTAATGTCAAGAACTATTTTTAGATGTCGTCTATATCTTCGCCAGTCTTCTGGTCATTATCCTCTCTTTCCTTGGGAGATAGAGCGCTGTCCGGTCCTATCTTCATAGTTTCCCAATCCATGGTAGAGGTAAACGAACGCATAGAAGCGGAGCGCATCTTGACACAATTAAATGTCACACAGGCATCTTCCTGATCCCAGGTCTCTAAGCTATATGCGGCATCAGCCGCGTCTAATATACCTTTAGCGAAACGTGCTTCGCCACTAGCGTCCGTTTGGTATGGCGAGAATACTGGGGTTTCGTACTCTTGCGCCATGCTTTTGAGTGCCTTACTAACTTCTATCTGCTCAGTCCAATCATACTGCCCTCCCCGAGAGGGCTGTTTTGAACGTTTAACTTGATTGATGTAGTCTACGATAATTACGCCAACGTCCATCTTACTTTTTACTTTTTTATCAAGTTCAGATCGTATCTTAGAGATAGTCAAAGAAGCATCATAAACTACATCAAGCTGCTGAGTTGGGAGAAGCTCGCAACTTGTTTTTAATTTATCATGGAATTTCTCAAAGTCTCGATGTTCTCGATACTCTGCTAATCTTTCTTGACTGTCTGTGTATCTTCCAGCCCACCATTGAGCTACTGCTTCCCATTCAGTTATACTGAGGTTCTTTGTGCGAAGCCTAGAGAAGGGTACACCCGTTGCAACAGAACAACACCGCTGTAGGATTGATCTGCTGTCCATTTCAATAGTGAAATAAATGGCGGATTTACCAGAAGAATATACGCTATTAGCAATATTGACACATGTGATGGATTTACCTGCCCCTCTACGACCACCGACAAGTATCAAATCTCGGGGGGAGAATGATATTTCGTGATCGTACTCACTATTGAGTCCGAGGGGCAAGTATTTCGCTAAGTCCTCATCTGGTTCGAACAAGGGAATACGTTGCATACTCTCTTGAGGTTGTTCTAATTCAACCTTGTCTTCGACATCCATCACTATTTGGTGTAGATGAGAAACGGATTCCTCTGCATCTTCAAAAGATATAGAGTTATCAACATAATCTTCGAGCTGATTTAGAATTTCCTTTTGGGTAAATTCATTCTTCAAATACTGTAAAAGCATAAATGCATCAGCATCTACTTCTACATTCTCTACTGCATAAAGAAGCTCTTTTGTAGCAGTATCTCGAAGTTCATATTTTAAATCTTCCATCGTAGGCATCTTATGAAATTTCTCACAGTGTCTATCTATTTCAGTAAACAGTCTGTGGTATTCTGCAGGCAAGTAATGCTTACGCACTTGTGTCCAAGTCTCAAAGTCTTGTGTCACTAAAACTTGCTTTAGAAAAGCACTAGAAATATTCAATTAGATCCCCCGAACGATAAAAAATACAGCCACAGTTCCCCTACTGTGACTGTACCGAATTACTACTTAAGAAGCAGCTTTTTCTTTCTTTGCAGCACCATCATAGTCTGCGGCTGTCAAACCACGACGTGTCAGCATAGTCTTGACGCCACGAGCAGTTTTGCCGATAGAGTCGGCAATGGCTTCAACTGTCATTCCAGAAACATCGCCGAGGTCAGCCAAAGGATCGTCCTTTGCTGCTCCTTTCGTGTGTTCCTGCTTGGGAATGGCGGCAATTTCTCCAGCACGTAGTAAGCTAAGAGCCTTGCCCCTAACACTATTTACTGAACGATCCAATTTGTCAGCGATTGCTTCGACAAATGCTCCGTCATTAACCATGGTGATAAAGGTATTCTCTTCATCAACAGAGTAAGTACGAGGAGTCTCTACCTTTGGAGCTGGCTTGACATGGTCAGTCAGTTCCATAGAGAGGATTTTTCCTTGAATAGACTTCGCAGTAAATGCTCCGCCTTCAAAGTGAGACGCTATTTCAGCGTATGTGTACTCTCCGCTATTGTCATTGACAAAGGCAGAAAGAGTAGCTTCTTGGGCTTCAGAGAAAGCTCTGGAGCTCTTGGCAGAAGCTAATTCTACTTCGTATCCCATCTTACGCAATTTGCTAGATACGGATCGAGTAGAGGTCTCAAGCTGTTCTGCAGCTTCTGCTACAGTATCTTGAGATATAGGGGATTCGCCCCCTACAAAATTGGTGAGCTCTTCAGTGCGCTCATCAGTCCACTTAGGCAATGTTGCCATATTTCAATCTCCTAAAAATTCTGATAGATTGGTTACTATCGTTATGCCAGACTCTCTGGCTTTCTTTGTTTTTGCGGATTCTATCCCGCTCTCATTTATTAAGATATCTACATTCCCTGTTAAATTAGTTTTAACATAATATCCTTTTGCTACTAGTGCGTCTGTTGCTTGTGCCTTCGTTTTAAAACTAGACAGTTTACCACTTATACATACAATTTCTGCACCCACTTTAATTCTTGTTACCTTCTCGAATTTAAAGTCAAAAGGTAAGTGATATAGATTCTCTGTAAACTCATACCCATGCCAAAGCATTAAACTCTCTGTTGCTTTTGGTCCGAGACCTGCTTCTTTACATTTGTCCTCTGTAAGTTCATATAATGTACTAATAACTTTAGACAATTTCTCAGTAGCACTCTTCCCAATCAAAGGAATACTAAAGGCTGGTAATAGTATATTTAGAGGTACAGTTTTGGAAAGCTCTATCTGCTCTATTAAACTTTTTGCTAACTTTTCTGATCCAAGAGCACTTGCTATCCATTCCTCATCAAGAAGATAGATTTCATGAAAGTTTCCTAAATCCAACTTCTCAACGGTTTTCGGTCCAAGACCTTTAATCTTAATAGTCTTAGCAAAATGCTCAATTTTCTTATTCAGTTTTGCACTACAAGACTCATTCTCGCAGTATAAAATAGCATCTCTCCACACAAGTGTGTACTCACAAGATGGACAAAACACTGGAGCTTTTATCGCTTGCATTACTTCCCTCTAAAATTGAAAATATATTATCTCAAAAAATATGATAAATGTCAAGAATTATTTTTCCTCAACTCGTTGGACAACACGAGGGATAATTTCACCACTTCGTATGACCTCTACCATACACCCGATTTCTAGATTCAGACCTTGTATATATTCCATATTATGCAAGGTTGCTCTCGAAACAGTCGCCTCTCCTATTACAACAGGATCAAGTATTGCTACAGGTGTAACTACACCTGATTTTCCTGTCTGCCATACAACATCAAGTAGTTTAGTTACTACTCCCTCTTGGACTTCCTTCAAAGCAAAAGAACCACGAGGATGATGAGAAGTTTCTCCCATCTTATAGTATTCTCGATAGTTGTCTATTCTAAATACTGTGCCGTCTTGTGGATAATCAAACATCATATCCGTCCAGACAGTTTTAAAACTATTACTTGACAAACACTTCATTTCTTGTGTCCAAGTTTGGCACGTATTTTGCTGAGCTTCATAAGCTATAAAGACTAGTTTTCCTTCCGAAACTCTGTCACGAAATTCTGATTCTTCTTTAAGGTTCAATGCACCCGCCGCAAAGTTTCTTGCATTGGGAACATCTTTATGGGCTACTACTTCTCCTGTTATTTGAAGAATACCTTTACGTTGAATCTTAGCAGGTATTAAGTGTTTTAGCTTGTCTGTTATATCTAAACCCTCCTCTCCATCTCCACGTGTAAGTGCGTGCAAGAGAGTACCTTCAATATAAACTAGAGACACAGCAGCACCGTCCAGTTTTGCTGTAGCAACTAATTTATCTAAATTTATATCGAGAGGAGGGTTATTGATATCAAAGCACTTCTGAAGCGACTTCATGGGGTAAATATGCTTAATACCTCGATGAACTACGTGTCCAACCGAGATATAATCATTTTCTTCTGCTAAACGATCAAACTCCACATCACTTATGATAGGAGTACCTGCATAATACAAATCACTAGCTTTATCTAGCAACTGTAAGACTGCTGAATTAGACTTTTGCATATTGGTTTCCCTATTTTTCAGATAATATTATAACAAGAAATAGGAATAAAGTCAAGAAATTTTTTCAGGAATCGTGCTCATATACTCGATTTATTAAATCCCCAAAGTGTTCTTCAATTAATTCTTTAGATTCTGCTAAAGAGATTATTTCTATTAGGGAACGAAACAATTCTCTGGAGTTGTTAAAATCGATTGGCATGCTAACCCCGTCTCTGGTAGGTAGCCATTCTTCATTAAAATCCATATAATACTTACGTAAGCTAAGATACTCAATACCCCTAAAAGTATTAACAGTAACTCGTACTTGTGTTTGTTTTTCTTCGTCATAATGGATTACATGCTCATATACTGCAGGTGCTTCATGAAGTTCCATACTAGTCTCCGTTCTTTAGAACTGAGGCTAATGGGACAACACTCGTAATATTCTTAGGTTTTAGTAGACGATAAGAATCTGTATCCCAACAAAACAGTAAAAGTGTTTCATTGGATTCTTTCGCGCGATTCTTCTTGTCTTGAATATACTGAGTACTAAAGTCTAAGGTACAAACATTATACTTTAGCTTTTTAGAGTTCTCACTACG